CAAGCGTTGACGTCGGTCAGGTAGTGGTTGACAGCGTAACCTTCCGGGATCAGGCCCATGGACTTGATCGCGTTGACGTCGTTGTCAGCCGTGGCCGTACGCAGCGTGCTCTTCATCAGGCGCTCAGAGGTGAACTGGAGCTCCTTCGGAACGATCAGCTTGCGTGCGGCCAGCGCCACCTTCAGGCCACGCTCGTCGATGAACGCGGCAATGTCGATGATGCCCTGCTCCAAAGACGTCTCGTTCAGGTCCGCGCCGACCGTGGGACGGTTGGCGAAGTTGGCCGACAGAGCGGTCGGGTGAGCAGTCGAGAACAGCGCGACACCGTCGCCGCCAGGATAGGCAGCATCGAAGCCGTTGTTCAAAACCGCAGCGCCCTTAACCTGCTTGGTGTGGGCCATCGAACGAGCCATTGCCTTGGTGTAACGGCCAGCCAAGCGGTCGTAGAGGTTGTCCTCAACGGCCTCTTCGGTCAGCGCGAAGGCCATGGCAATCGTCTCGTGGGTGTAGCGAGCCGTGAAGGACTCGATTGCGTTGTCGTACTGGACGCCAGCGCCTTCAGTCTTCACCGGAGCTGCACCAAAGCCGGTCAGCATGACTTCCTCTTCAAACGCACGGTCCGAAGTTTCGATGGAGAAGATCTCCTCGTGCTCGTTCTCGTAACGCTTGTACTCCAGGCCGAACAGAGCATTTAGCCCTGGCTCCAGCTCTTTAACAAGTTGTGAACGGGTAATTGCCATGATCAGGCTCCATCGGCTGCAACACCGACGCTACCGTACTGGTGTTGATTGAGTTTCACGACGAGCACAGCGTACTGGCCCAGCGAATTCCCAGCTTGCTCGCTCAGACCAACAATCTTGAAGGTCAGGGCGGCAGTCTTGGCCGGGGTGCCCAGCGTGCCAGCAGAAACGCCGGTGATGTTGCTACCGGTGGTAGCAGCAGTCGGGTCAGCGTTTTTGCCGATATCGGCTTGGGTGATCGTGCCAGCAGCCTGGATCAGGAACAGTTGGCTCGGATCGTCCAGCACTTCGCAAACGATCTGGCCGATGTTGGGAGTAATACTACCGGGGTAGTAGTTCTTCCAGGTCGGCTTGTCAGCGCGAGTGGGGTCGTTGTACTGCACGCCGTTGAACACGCCCGTGGGGGCAGCGTGCGTAGACGCGTCGTACTTGGTGATGTAGCCGTCATAAACGACCACGAGGTCACCTTGGTAGATTGCCGTGCCGTAGCCTGACTCAATCTGGTACCCATATTGTTTCTGGGCGCCAGTTGCAGACAGGTTTCCAACGGGACGCAATCCAAAAGGCTTATTGACGTTTGCCATTTGTAAGCTCCGAAGATTGAATGATCAGCCAGATTACTCCGGCTTACGGAAAGTGGTGCGCGAACTCCGCTCGGGGCTCTGAATCCGCATTGACGAGTGTGCGTTCTCACGCAGCATCTCGTTATCGACCGCAATCAACTGATCCCGGGCCTTCTGGGCGAAGTAAGCATTGCGCTCTTCGACAGTTTCAAGGGGAATGCGGGCCAGCATCAAGCCGCCTACGGAAACCACGCCTGCGTGCTTGCCATCTTCGATGGTAGGTAGCATGCCTTGGTATTCCTCGGGCAACTCCTCCAGTCGGACTAGCTCGTAGCCCTCGCGGAGACGTCCGTAGATGTTTTGCCGGTCATCAAACCCATTGACCTCTGATCGAATCCAGCGATGCTGAAAACCTTCAGGGGCGGGAGGGGCGTCAAGACGTGAAGGAGGCTTCCAAGGGCGGCGACGTGATTCTTTTTCGCGAGAAGCGCGAGAGGCACGGTCGATGGTGATTTTGGGTTCGCTCATGATTTCACTCCTTTACGTACTTGGCATATTCCTCGAGAGGAACATTCAGCTTCTTAGCGATAGCAACTTGGCTCGGGGATAGCCGAACAGTACGGCGCGCACTATTGATTCCGGAACTCCGGGTAGCAGGGGCAACAGCAGGCGCGGGACGCTGTTGTCTGGTGTTTTGTTGCGGACTTTCGTCCGTGAACCGCTTCGGAAATTCCTCCCGAAGACGGCGGTCCAATTCAGTATAGTACTCGTCACTGTTGGGGTCAAACCCCTCGTTTTCGAGCAAAGTCTGGTGAATTCCCCAGGCCGCGTAAGTCATCACACGGTCCTGGCCAAACCAAGTATTGCGAGCGGCCCACTCCTCCGCACGAGGAGAAGGGGCAGGCGGGGCTGCTTGAGCCCTTTGGGCCTGCTGAGGCACTTGCGGAGCAGGCTGCGGCTGGCGAATCTGCTGCTCTTGCGTCTGCATCCAACCCGACACCTGACGTTGCTCCATCACCAGCTCAGAAAGACGCTGTGTGGCCTCGGTTTCGGTGTCGATGTCGTTCTCTTCGCGGGCCTTCTTGATAATGGCCTTCAGCGTAGCCTGTTGCGTCTCCAGGCGGGTCTTCGCTTCGTTCAGGCGGCTGTAGTCCGTGTGGACCAGCTTCTGCTGAAGCTCCTGCGTTTGGCTCTGCAGACCGCGGGCGTACTCCAAGGCCGCCTGTTCACGGCGCTCGGACTCCCGCATGCGGGCAGTCAGTTTGGCAATGCGCTTTTGCACCGCGTCACTGACGTGATCAAGCTCCTCGCGCTGCTCTTTCTCAGTTGGGGGCTCTGCTACTGCCCTGTTGGCAGTCTCCATCTGCTGTTTGGACGAGTCAACGGGCTCGTCAAACGTGATCTCGGCCGGTTTCTCGTCCGCGCCTAGATCAAACTCAAGCTGTGTGTCGGGAACTGTGTTTGCCATGGTCTACCTCACAGGTGAAGAATGTCTTCGGGGTCTTGAATCCGCGCCAAGATCTCGTCATCGTTCAAGATTCGGATCTCGCCGCCATCAATGTTGAGCCGCGCCCCGGCATACCGGCCAAAAATGACCCAGTCGCCCTTCTGGCACCATGCTCCATTCGGGAATTTGGCTTCGTCCTTGTACGCAAGGTCGCCAACCGACAAAACATACCCGCAAACAGTTGCCACTTGCTCGCGCTGCCGAGTTTGATCGGCCAGGACGATACCGCCCTTGGTTTTCTCAGCGCCGCGGTACGGCAGAATGACAATTCGCCAGCCTGTTGGCTTCGGAATGCGGTCCAAAACCGATTCCTCGAGCTTTTCTACGTTCAGACTCCCGTCTGTCGTGTAAGCATCGTCCAAAACTGGCTCGTGAGCGGCTTTTTCCTCCGCCCACTTCTTTTCCAGAGCAGTCATTTCCATCAAAAGGTCCTTTTGCTAGTCATCGGCCTTGCGCAGAAGGGACTGGACAGCCTCTTCCACGAACTTGTAGCCTTCCAACCGGCCCATCAGGAACCTGTACTGCTCCATGTCGCGAACACCGCCGCTAATGATCATCGAATACGTGTCCTCACGCAGTTTTCGAATCTCACGCAGCAGGGTTTCAGTAAATTCCAGCATGGATATCCCCATGAAGCAGACAGATAGGCCCCTGTCCGAAGGCTGCGGTGCATATTAGCACCAAACTCACGCCAGTTTTACCTTGTTGAACGCGTCTTTGCGATAAACATAGGTCACTTTTGGCTCGGCCGAAGGCTTTTTAACGGGCTTGGGACCGTCTTTGGGCACTTTGGGCGATGACTTGTTGGGTTTTTTGGACATCTGATGCTCCTTTTTGGGCCAATTTCGCTTGCTCGATGGCCATATCGTTGTTTTCCTTCTGCTGATCGAAGGCCAAACGCTGCTGATCCATCGCCATCCGGGCCTGATCCCGCTGGGCAGACTGCTGAATTTCCTGTTCCTTGAGCTTAACCAGCGGATCGGTCTGGTCGCCCATCATCTGGGACTGCAGTTGCTTCACTTCCTGGAAGAACTGGGCCACCTTCAAGGCCACCATCGCTTCGCGCTGCAGCGCCGACACCAGTCCCTCAGGGTCCGTGCCGTACTGCTGGAACAACTCAGCTTCCACAGCCTCTTCGGCCTTCAGGCGGATGTGGTCAAACACATGCTTCTGCAGATTCATGGCCACCTGCGGCATGCCACCAACAATCGGCGACATGCCAAACAGCAGGTGAGTCATGATGTGCGCATCATGCTGCTGGCCAGCAAAAGCCTTGAGCGGCGAGCCATCCAGCGCCTGTGAGTTCTCACTGGCCGGATCCTTAGGCTTGTCCACGTTCTGCGTGTTCAGGATCTGATCGATGTCCCGCACGCCGATGGCTTCGTACATCCGGCGGTACGCCTCGTACAGGTTGTGCATCTGCGGCGCGCTTTGCGCGAGCTGCAACTGCGTCTGCGCCATGGTGATGCGCTGCGCCACCGAGAAAATGTTGGGGTCCGACACCGGCAGCACGTCGATCCGGTCATCAAAGTCGCGAGCCTTGATGAAGCGGCTCTCGCCAGGAACGTCGTACGGATACTCGGGCGGCAGGTACTCAGCGAAACCCTTGGCCAAAAGCTGGAACTCCAGTTTCTGCGCGTAGTGCAGGCGCTTGTGGATGGCCGACATCACGCTGGAGCCCTTTTCCAGCAGCGCAATTGTGGTGCCCACGGCAGCATTCTGATTGCTGTCGCCCACCTGCATGTCGGTGATGCTCGACAGACGACGGCCTGCATCCACGCAGAAACCCAGCAGCGTAAACAGCGTCTGGCTCGGCTCCTTGTACGGCAGCGGCAGCAGCGACGAATTGATCTCCGCGCCGCCCGTATCGATATCCCGGAACTCCCCGGGCTGCAGCGGCATGTCGTCGTTCATGATCCGCGCGCCCTTGGCCTTGAAGCCAGCAGGCAGGTTCGACAGCGTGCCCGCGTCGATCAACTGCTGCAGTGCGGCCGACGCCGTCTTGCTCAAGCCACCCACCAGATGCAGGAAGCCCAAGCCATATGCACCGGGGCCCTGGACCAGCAGGTAGTGCACGTAGTACTGGCAGCGACGATAGAGCTCGTCACCCTGCTTCCAGTTGCGGCGGATGCCCACCACGTGATTCGTGACCTCATCGATGGTCACGATGTACGGCAGCTTGATGCCCGTGGCCTCGCCATCTTCCTTGTGCTCGAAGCCCGGCAGGTCGTAGTCAACCTGGAACTCCAGCAGCACGATCTCTTCATCATCGCCACCCGTGGGCACGATGCCCACGACGCGGTCTTGCTCCTTCTGGATGATGTTCTGGCTTGTCTCAGCCACGGCCTGCGCCTGGGCGGTGTCCAAGTATTGACCGCGGACCACGGCGCGCCGATAGGCATTCACCGGCATCGTCACGCGGTGCGTGATCCGGGAGCATTCACTCATCACGCTTGAGCCGTTGTACGGGATGTACAGATCCTCCGGCAGGATCAGGGCGCTCGTCATGCGGCCCTTGTCCTCGCAGTAGTACACCTTGCGGAAAGCCGAGCCGCCATAGCCCACGTAGAACAGCAGCTGGTCGAAGTCCGGCGTGTACTCCTCCATCACCGTGGTGATCTGGTAGTTCATGAAGTCCTGCACGCGCTCGGCCTGCATCAACTTCTCACGCGTTTCCTTGCCCAGGACCTGCGTACGCACGGGCCCGCCCGCGGGCATCAGTTCCTTCAGCGCCTGCGCCTGGAACTGCACCACGCTCTCGGTCAGCAAGGGATGCTGAACGGGGCACGCGCCCTTGAACGGCTTGGTGCGCTCCTCGAACGAGAAGCCCAGCAGCTTCAAGCCCTTGCCATACTGGTCTTCCCACTGCTTGCGCGAAGACTTGTCCGCTTCAAACAGAGCCATCAGCTCCGAGGACATGCTCTGCAAAACTGACGGATCGACGACCTCAGCAAGGTTGCTGTCGAAGGGGACCTTGTCGTCCTCTTCCTTGCCAATCCCAATCACCACCTCACCCGTTTCGGCATCGAACTCGATGTCCACATCAGGCAGCGCTTCTTCCATCTCGATTTCAACGTCGCCCATGGGCAGCTCGTCAACCGTGATGTTCTTTTCAATCGGCATGGTTATTCCTTCGACTGCGTGACATTGCGATACGCCTGCTGGATAAGGGACTCGATCTTAGATGGGTCTTCTGCTGTAAAAATGGTGCCACCGTTTAAGCGGCGCAGTTCTTGCCGAATAGGCCCAGCGTAGGGCCACCAATGGCCAGGAACAAGAGCCATGATGGACGTCAAGCCAATTCCCTCCAGATTGTCTACCCGGCCTTCCAGGCCATACTGGCGGTCGAGATCCTGGACAAACTGCTGAACTTTGCCGACGTATGGCTCTTTCTGCAACTGCGTCTCGTTGTTGAAGCCCTTAATTTCCGAAATCTTGACGTCGGGGGGCTGTGACCGGGCCCATTGCTGGAATTCCGGGGAGCTAAAGACGGCATCTTCGTACTGCCAAGACCAGGGATCCATGCCCTGAACGGCAGCAGGTTCCCCCTCAAACCGAAGGAAGTGGCTGACCTTTGGCTCCGAACGAGTGACGGTGATCTGCGCCTTGGGGCGTGCCTTGCTATCGAACAAAATCGATAGACGGTTCTGGCCACTACCGTATTCCAAAGCATATCTCTCTTGTCTCGTACACCAGTTCCCGTCACAGCCCACATCCTGAACAATTTCACGCATGTGGGGATACGCCTCCAGGTCTGGGGCGTTGACCATTACATACCCGCCATCAAGGACTTTCTTGTCAAGACTTGGGTCCTCAAACAGGGCTTTAGACGCCATGCGCTGGCGAGTCTCCTGCTTCCACGCATCAAACAGCGCCACTCGCTCAGACGCTTGCACAGGCGACAGACCTTCCAGCGCGCGATCCGTCAAGCGATACTGCTCCGGGATCTTTTTGCTGGGCTGGCCATAAGCACTGTACTCGGGGGCCGAGGAGCGCATTTCCAGCATCTTGTTTCTCAACAGCTCCAGCCCCATGCCGTCGTTTCTAAATGGAAAATCAGATAACGAATACAGGGGCATGGTGGGGTCTGTTTCCGCTAACTTGCGCTGTCCAGGCGGTATTTGGAAAGGAAGCAGATCCCTAATTTCTGTCGTATAAAGGCCCATGTCAGAACGCGCTTCCATGGCTTTGCCTGCCGGGGTCTTTGCAAATCCCTCAGCGGGGAACCCAGACGCCTGGCGTTCGTCTCGCAACTGTTGAATGTGGGAGCGGGGGACACTAAGAAGATCCCTTCTCGCAGTAGATTGCCCTTCTGGGAAAATGTGTGTCTTCCGACCTTCGTCGGTTGCTTTTACAAACGGATCATTCTCTGATCCCATGTCCCGGCGCAAATACGCGGTGATCTTCTGGTCAAACCACTGGTTCAACACCGGATCCCGAGAGTTGCTAAGGTTGTCCTTGACAGCAGCCGCAACCGGATCACCATACTTCACAACAGGGTAGCCCGTCTTTGGGTCTGCGGAGACAAACCCCTCCTGAATGAAGCTGCCACCCGGCAGCCGCACCGCACCACGCTGCAAGCCCATCGGACCAGTAAAAAACGGATCCCGCTCCACGGGCCGCGCAGCCATTTCCGCCAACATCTTGGCCGCCTGCCCCGTCTTTTCCACACCCTTAACCGCGGTCCGCGTCGCACCAGCCGGGTTCACCAGATTGCTACCGATATCCCCCGCCGTGTAGAAGGCCCTCAGCGTCGGATCGGTCGGCTCAGGAAACGCCACGCCCGCTTGACGCGACTTTTCCTTCAGCCAGTCACTGCCCATGACGGGCTTTTCGACGTTGTAGCCCAGCGGGCGCAGCAGCATCGTGGCGATGTCCACCGGAGCGCCCGCCAAATTCTGCGGCATCAACGTCGCGCCTTTAGCTGCTTCTTTCTGCGCTTGCCCAGACTGCAGCGCCTCCGTCACGCGCCCCGCCTTGCGGCCCTTGCCAGAACTCGGGACGATACCGAACGCGGCCTTGCTCGCACGCTCCAGTTCCTCGGCGGTGGGCTCATCGCTGACCTCGCCGCCGTCCTTAAAACCCAGCTTGTCGCGGATAAAGCCCATCACGCCTTCTGGCTTCTCGGCTATCGGCGTGTACGGGGCCAAGTCCCGCGCATCCAAGCGCGTCTGGCGCAAGCCCGTTATCGCGTTGTACACCTCGCGGACCTTCTTGTCCTTGAAGATTGTCTTGCGCAGCGTCGGATCCTTCGTCAAATCCGTGTTCCGCGACTGCTCCACCGCAGCTAACTCAGCGAGCTGCTCAAACAGCAGGTTCGGCAACAACGGGCCTTGAAACTCCCGCTGCCCTGGATTGAAGTACGCGCTCGTGATTCCATAAGTGTTGCGCAAGTAATCTTGCAAGCCCAGCGCCTCACTGACAAACCGGCGCCGCGCTTTGGGATCCCCCATCAACTCGTCAAACTTTGTGTTAATCAAGCCCGCATTCCCCAGACCACGCTTGGCCAGCACATGCTCGGCCTCATGCGCCCGCGTGTGCAATTCATCCATCGCAGGACGACCCGGCTTCAAAAACACCACGTCCTGCGTCGGCACACCCTTCTCACTTCTCAGCGCCGACACCGCATACCCACGAATGCCAGAATTCAAGTCCTGCAAAGACTTGTCATACATGGCCCGCGCACCAGGGATCGTGGACAACGTGTACGGCAAAGAAACACTGGCCGGGGCAGGATACAAAGCCGTCACCCTGCGCGGATCCGCTTGGATAATGGCCTGCTGCGTCTCCTCATCCAACTTCTTGAAATCCCGCAACCGGGATTGCGCCGTACCCTCATTGACACTCGGTCCGCGGTCCGCGACGATCTCTTGGGCAGCCACTTCCCCGCCCTCGTCAAAACCTCGCGCCCGACGCTCAGCTCGACGCTCCATTCGAGCCATGTGCTCCTGCGCCATCAATTCCTGCATAGCAGGAGGCATCAACTTGTACCGGTCCGCCAAATACAGCGCACCTTCGGTGGCCATGCCCAACGGAGTCCTGGGCACATCCTCAACAAAATCCCGCGCCGAGTGATACATCTCTTGCAAACGCTCACGCGCGGTCCGCGGACCACGGGACATCTTCAACGGCTGCGTAGCAAAAACATCAAGACCGCGAGGAACTTCCGGCGGAGGCGGACCATCCTTCCACTCCTCGTCCGAAACCGAACCGCCATCCTTGAACCCAGGAGCACCATCGCCATACCCCACCGCGATGAACCCACCCTGGGCCGCGCGCACCGGTTCAGGCTCAGGACCAAACGGAGATGAGTACGGCATTGCCAACATCTCCGGCGATACCTTGGCCGTGGTACTGGCCAACCACTTCTGCGCCGTACTGGGCTCGCGGTCGTCATACTCCCGGCCCCTTTCCTCCCGCTCCGCTTCATCAGCCAAGAAAGAAAGCGCCAAAGCAGCTTGGTAGCTCGTACCAAGGTCCGCGGTCCGCTGTACAGGGAACGCAAGAGGACCACCACGGGCCGCCGGAGGCCGTTGAGCAGGCGCTGGTGCAGGCAAAGCAGCAGGCTTTGACGACCTGTCCGCTACCCGCTCACCACCCAACGTCGATTTGATCTTGTCAATATAACTGCGCGTCTCAGACGGCAACTTCTTCGGATCCGCACCAGCAGCAATCCACTTGTCCGTGTTCCCCGGACCCCAGTTGTACGCAGCCAGAGCCTTGTCCAACTCACCATACTTGTCCAGCATGGACTTCAAATAGTCCCGCCCAACACGCGCCAACTCCTCCGGCGACCTGTCCTGCGCCGGAGCTACCCCATATCCAGGCGACTTCGCCGTCCCCGGCATCACCTGCATCTCACCCTGAGCACCTTTGGACGAAGTCAACAAGTTGCCCTGCTTATCAAAACGCCGACCATCACTCTCGGCCAGCATCACTGCATTCACAATCGCATCAAAAGAATCCTGGGCCATGGTCCGCGGTCCTCGGGACAAGAATTCCGGACGATTGTATAGACCTGTCAATAATACTCAACTGGTCCAAGCACCGGCTCCGCTTCGTCCTCTTCATCATCAGCCAAGGAGATGAAATTGCCCTGGCGGAACCGCATCCAAGCCATCACCGCCGCATCAACTTGGTCATCGTGTGCCCCAACGGGGAACGCGGCGCACTCCTCCACCAATTCCTGCGCCCACTCCTGGTTCTCCGGGTACCAAATCATCCCCGACTCCAACAACGGAGCAACAGAGTTGGCCCGACTGACCTTGTCAGTCCCGGACCTCCGCCCGCCTGGGGCATACATGGCCACAGGAATCCCCATCTTGCGCATTTCCTGCTGCAGCGACGTACCAGTAGCCTTGGCCTCGATCAAAACACTGTCCGGTTTCCAGTACCGGTACTCGTCCTTGGCCACACGCTTGAGCTCAGGAAAGTCCCACCGGCCCTTGCGCACGTGCAAAGCAATCAGATTCGGGCCCGAGTCAGCATCTGGGAAGAACACGCCCCACGTGCTGATGACAGAGAAGTCAGCCGTCTCCTTCTTCGAGTACGCCGTGTCGTAAGTCTGAATGATGTACTCACAAACAGGAGGATCGTCGTACTTCCACTTGCGCCACCACTCACGCTTCAGGATCGCGCCGCTGTCATCCGTGGGCTCCTGCTGCCACTGCGCGTTCCACTTCTTCATGCCAATGGACAACTTGACCTTCTCAAGCTCGTCCTTGCTCCAGTACCCGGGCCAGAGCGGGTTTCCGCTGGGCAAGATGGCAGGAAATTCCAGCAGTTCCCACTGATCGGCCTTCAGATTGCCCTGCTGGCGCAGTAAGCGCCCACTTAGGTCGTCGGTTTTCCAGCGGGTGTTGACGATAATGATGGCGCCGTTGGGCTGCAGACGCTGACGGGGGCCGGAGGTGTACCACTCAAACGTGTTTTCCATCGCCGTCTCAGACAAAGCGTCCTGCTCATCCAAGATGTCGTCCAGGATCACCACGTCACCACCGCGGCCGGTCATCGCACCGCCCTTACCGATGAAGAAAGCCTCGCCGCCTTGGTTCGTGTTCCACCGTCCAGCAGCCTTGCTGTCAGCAGACAGGGCCGCGTTGGGGAAAAGTTCCTTGTAGCGGCTGTCCTCCACGAGGTTTCGAATCATGCGACCAAACCGCTGAGCGAGTTCAGCAGTGTGGGAGCCCACAATCAGCTTGCTCTGAGGGCGCTTGCCCATCAAATAGGCAGGGAACAGGTAGCTCCCCATCTGGGATTTCCCGTGCCGAGGCGGCATAGCAATCATCAGGCGCTTGCACTGGCCAGAAACGACACGGTCCAGAGCTTTTGCGATTCGACGATGGTGCTCACCGACCAACATTTCGGGCCAGACGTACTGACAGAAACTCAAAAAGTCTCCCGAAGCGCGTTCTTGTGCTTCAAGGAGCTTGAGCCGCAGCTCGAGGCGCAGCCTTTCGGCTTCTACGTCGTTGTGATTTTCCATCTCTGCAGACCCTCAGGTTCTGAATTTTGCAAATATACCCCCGGGTATTTGATTTACAAAACAAGGGGGTGGGTTTATGGATCCCCCGTCCAGGTTCTCAGGCAGTTTTCCTTGGGCTAAAACTGGGCTACGGGCGAGCCAGCCGAGCTTGGGTGGTTTTATGGCCCCCCCCCTTATAGATGGCTCCCGCCCGGTCGGCGAGTACGCCGACCGTGACTGGCCGTACGGCCAGTCAGGCGGGAGCCCCGCATAACGCAGGGCTATCGGGACGCAGGAAGCCATAGCACAGGTCCCTATGCCAGCGCCCGGGGCCTGATAGCCTCGGGCCCTATCGCACCGCACAAAGCAATAGGCCCGCCGGGTGGCGGGCCTGGGTGACTGGGCCTCACGGCCCAGGTGTCGGTTACTCGGACTTCGCTTCCTCGGCTGCTCGCTTGGCCTTGTAGGCTTGGTAGCTAACCTCGGCCTTACCCTTTGCATTCTCGGTCAGGGTGATGTCTTCGAGTCGCAGCTCGGGACCACGGCCCAGGTCGTACAGGTAATCGCTGCGGCCGTAATCGTAGTGGGCCTCGATTGTCTGCAGCGTGGCCAGGAAGCCGACCAGCGCCTGGACGTCCTTGGTGCTCATGCCCTGGGGCAGTGCGAAGCGGTTGCCGTTGATGTTGATGGTACGCATCTCTCTATCCTTTCTAGGTTGACGCTGCAGCGGGGTGCTGCAGCGGGTTTGATTTTAGTCTACGCTGACGCTGAATGTCAACTCATTTTTGATGATCTCGCGGACTGAGTCGCCCAGGTCGATCTCCCTCACCGCCTCCCTGGCTGCGTCCTCGAGGTCCAGGTTGCTATCGGCCCAGAACTCGATGGCGTCATCAAGGTTGACATCGACCCAGGACTGGATAGCGTCATCAAGGTTGTCATTGGCCCAGGCCTTGATCAGGTCGTCGAGGTTGGCCTCGGACACGAGATTGGCATGAATGCCCTTGTCCTCGATGGCCGCGACACGGCGGAACAGGTTGGCGAAGTCGTCTTCGACCACGGTCTTGATGCGCGCGTCAATGGACTCGTTGATGATGTCGGTGACTGTGCCGAGGCTGAGCTGCGACTGCACCTGGGTGGCGACATCGCTGACGAGCTTGTCATACATCGAGCCGATCAGGCTCAAAAGTTGGGCTTGGTCCATGTCTCTATCCTTTCTATCGTCGCACCGTGCGACACCAACAATGTCGCACGGTTCGCGGGCCGGGTACAGTGAATTGTCGCTATCGGCGCCGGGGCGCCGATAGCCGGGGCTCATGCCAGCACCTAGAACGGGATGTCTTCGTCCCAGTCGCGCGTCTCGAAGCTGCGCAGCTCGGCCGCCTCGAGCTCGTCAATCACGCTGTTGAGCAGCACCAGGGCGGCGGTGTACACGGCGATACCGTCACGCCCGGCAGCGTTCGCGAGATCGCGAACGTACTCCAGGGCCTCGGGCACTGAGTCGCGGCTGCCGAACAGGGAAGCGCGGTACTGGCTGATGGGGGTGAGGTGGGCGCTCATGCTGCGTCCCCCACATAGTGGGCGTCACCCTTTTGGTCAACGTTGACCACGGTAACGATGTTGATGTCAACGAACGCACGACACCATGGGTCAACCGCGAAATCTTTTGAGAGGGGGTAGCGCACGCCATCCGCCCAAACAAGAACCTCCGCATCGGGGTCGCATCCGTAAAGCAACTGGACCAGTTCTTCAACTTTCATCGCTCTATCCTTTCTAAGGTGTCGCACCACGCGACACCCATACTGTGCCACGGCCCGCGGGCCGTGGCCAATGAAACTTTTCTATTAGGTTCCCTCGCTCAATAGTTCCACCGCGCGCAGCTTGAGCGCGGCGCCCGTGCCAAACCACGCGCTCTCGAGCCGGGTGTTATTGCTGCGGCCGCGCTCGTGGTCCACCAATTGGGTGACAGCGTTCAGCATCGCCCAGCGGGTCCCGGCCACGCCCGGGATATCGGCGCCGATGGCCGCGCCGCGGAACAGCTGCAGCACGCGGCGGTAAGCCTTCGTATCTTTGAGCTCGATGCGGCTCGTATGGTAGGGCTCGAGCAGCGCCTTCACAAATTCGTCCGCCTGCGTGTCGTCCATCGACACGGTGGCCAGGGCACGGGACTGGACCAGGAACCGCTCCCAACTATTGGCCACAATGCCCAGCTGCAGGCGGACCTTGTCCGCGTCGAATTTCTCCGAGTGCAGCACGCGAACGGATCCGTTCCCCTGGTCCAGGGCCCGCACAATAGTGTTATTGCATACCACGCGGATATCAGTGAACTTCGCCACCGTGGCCATGGTCCCGTCATAGGACGTGCCAAACAGCAGGTAGGGACGCACCGCGTCCCCGTCCACTACCTCCGCGGCCTCCGCCACGCGGGCCAGGGCCCACACCCGGCGGCCATCACTCAGGGCTCCGGCAGTCTCGAGCTCGAACCCGCCAATCTCCGCCAGCCGCGCAAAGAACCCCATCAGGTCCGCCGGCTGCACCACGTTGTAGCCGTCCGATACCACGGCCAACGGTGCACCGGTATCGGACCGGTGCAACACCTTTCGATTCGGCCACCGCTGCAGCTCCGTGGCCGCGGGGCTCTCATACAGCACCGGGGACTCGAGCACGGTAAACCCAATGCGCGCGGCATGGGTCCATTCCTCGATGCTGGCGCCCGGTTGCAGCTGCGCGCCCAGCCCGTGCCACGGCGTATTCCCCACGTAGGCCATAGCGGCCGTCCCCGTGGTGGTGTCGATCATGTGAGCCATTTCTCTATCCTTTCTAGTTACGCCCGGCCACCGCGGCCCGGCATGCTTCGCATTGTGCACGGGCCGCGCGCCACGGTCCAATTAAATTTTTTAATTGAATCAGACCGGCCGATTAAGCCCCGCGGACCGGGGCCCGCGCCACATTTCAGGGGGTGCGGAGCAGGGCCCGGGGGGCTGGTTTCCATATGCTGAATCAACCGGGAAACCGCGGATTAAATTTCGAGCAATTCCGCGATGAGAATCAATCTCATTCTCGTTCGCGTTAACCGTC